ACGACCCCCCCTTTTACATCGTGGTTTTAAGCGAGAAGGAACACTGGTCGGAGCTGGTGATGAGGAATTGGTTTGTGGCTAGACAGACAAGGCCGAAGGCTTCTTGGTTGAGAAGCGAGTTTCCTAACCACATGATCACTCTCTACTCCTACGACAAAAGGCCTGATAAGCTAGAGGTGCTCTATAGTCTTCCTACGAGGCAAGATTCTGACACAATCTTGAAGAATCGACATCTGTATTCACCGACGCTTGTGAAATACATAACCGACTTCCAAGACGGTCTTTTAGATCCTGCAAGCTAGGCGGCTCGCACGGTTCCCAGGCGACTATATTAAAGTCGTCGTCGCCGAGTCCAAAGCTATCATTTTCAAAACGGCATAACTTGGGCTTTTTACCTACTATAAAAGTCCAATAGTATCCGTTTTCATTTGGAATGTCTTCTTCAACTAGAGTCCAACTCATTTACTTCTCCAAAAGCTTATTTCTTCTTTCCTCAATCGCGCACAATCTTCCGTGAAAGTCTTTCATTTCATCAGAGATGCTTTTTAAAGCAGCATTCATCTTGTTATCGGAATGAATGTATAGGGTGATAACTGTTATTAAATTTGTTGCCACCACTGCAAAAATTGTTAAAACTTGAGCTACTTCCATTATTTTCCTTTTTATCTCTTACCAGCTTCTAATATAGGAAGGTTGGCCTCGGTGGGAATATATACTACTTCTTTTTGGTTTGTTTGCAAAGACGTTATCCACAGATACCTAAGGTAACTTTCATTGTTTCTGAGCGATTCTCCTATAATTTTATTAGCCTCCGCCACCCCACGAGCACGCACTATTTCTGCGTCAGCCAAGCTCTTAGCGCCTTCTTGAAAGGCCTGGGCTTCCAGAATCTTGATTTTCCTGTTGGATTCAGCTCTTGCGAGTTCAGCTTCTCCCGCTTTTCTTTCGGCCCACACATCGTATACTCGACCCCCTGCACTGAGAATCCATATCACTAAAATAACGCCAAGGGCGCCTACACAGATGGTGGAAATATCTATGTTTCTGTCAAAAACCTTCATTTTTACCTCCTCAACATCTTAACAATTAGCCTCCTTTCCCGAACATATATAAAAATTATTTGACAAATTTATCCCCCATGCCTATCAAATAATTTTTAGAAGGTGTGTCGTTCGGGCACGTAAGTCCTACATCTTCAACATATAGGCGTAAAGGTACTCGCCCTACCAAAGGAAGCACATGTCAGAGGAAGAACAAGAGAGTGTAGAGCAAGAAGTTGCTCAAGGCCTCGCTCCGGCCACTGAAACTGAAGGTGCAGCGGAAAAGCAGACGGCTACTCCCACTGCGAAGAGGTCAGATGACCAAGATCGCAACTGGAGGGAAGCTCGACGCAAGATGCAAGAACTCGAGCGTAAGGCAAGAGAACAAGAAGAAATCATTCAGCGACTGACGCAGCCCAAAGCCGTTGTCGATGACGAATTAGACAAGCTCGGACGTGATGACATCATCACCTACGGTCAAGTTGACAAACTGATCGAAAAAAAGGCCGAGAGAATTGCTGAAAAAGTCATCAAGCAGCGTGAAGCTTCAATGGTCGATGAAAGACTTCAGATTAAGTATTCAGACTTCGCTCAAGTAGTTACGCAAGAAAACATTGAGTATTTGAAAGAAAACGAACCAGAACTTGCGATGTCCTTGTCGCACATCTCTGACCCTTACTCTCAGGGAGTTGCGGCATACAAAATGTTGAAGAAGCTTGTTAAATCTGAGGATCTCAAGGAGGATGCTCAGGTTCAAAGAGACAAGGAAAAGGCAGTGAAGAACAGTCAAAAGCCTGTCTCGGTGCAAGCCGTTGCAAAGCAAAGTGCAATAGGCAATGCACATCTTTTTGAGAATGGTCTGACTAAAGACCTCAAAAAGCAACTTTGGCAAGAGATGCAACAGGCCATGAAAGGCGCGTGAGTTTGGTTCCTAAAAACTAGGAATTAAACATGTCGATTACAACAACGAGCGTTCTGCCAGCCCCAGTGCAGCAGAGCTTCTCTTTTAAGTTGCTGTCGGTACCAGTCCCCTACATGATCCACAAGATACCTGCGGATCTAAAAGCGATGCCCCGCAATGGCGGTACAACGCTGCGTATGAGACGGTATAACCCACTCGCAACAGCCCCTGTTCCCCTTGGAAACAGTGGTGTAACGCCTCCTCCCCAACAACTGACCGCGATCAACATCGACGCTCAGATGGACTTCTACGGAACCTACATTCTGTTGAACGAACAAGTGACACTCCAAAACCAAGACCCCGTTCTTAACGAAGCGGCTCAACGTCTTGGCGTATCACTTCGTCAAACAGAAGACCAATTGATGAGAGACATGCTGGCCTCTACAGCTTCCTTCATCAACTGTACAGGTGGAACTAACGGCGACAACCCAACTAACATCACACGCTCCGACGTTGATACTGTTGTAAGAACTCTCCGTGGAAACAACGCTTACAGCTTCCTTACAGGAGTTGAAGGTGAAGACCGCTTTGGTACAGCTCCCGTTCGTGATGCTTACTTTGGCCTTGGCCACACAGACCTCATTGGTCAGTTGGACAACGTTCAAGGGTTCATCCAAAAGTGGAACTACCCCAACCAACAGTCTACGCTCGACGCCGAGTGGGGAGTTGTTGCTAACATCCGATTCTTGCTCTCAAGCATTGGATCTACTACAGCTAACGCCTCCTTACTGGGCGCTACTGTTTACAACATCTTCTGCGTAGGACGCGAAGCGTTTGCTGCTATCGAACAAGATGGCTACAGCGCTCAGTTCATCTACCGTCCACCAATTTATGATTCAGCGCTCGCCCTCAACGCTAGCGTCGGATACAAATTCGCCGAAGTTCCCAGAATCACTAACGACACGTGGGTCTTCAACCTGCGTTGCACACTGTCATAAGGAGATAAACTATGAGTACACCCATTAATGCAATGCTCACTGGTAGTTTTACCTCTGACGGAACAACAAAAAACATATCTCTTCCATCGGGATATGACAATTTCGAGATGATCAACATCACTGACCTTGGTTCAGCTGCTGCTAACACCAACGTCATGAAGGCAAGAGGAACTTCCTCTTTCCCATCTGGCTATGGGCTTTATAACCCAAAAACTAGTGGAGCTGCCACGATCGCTCTCGAAACGATGACAACAACAGGTGGTTTCACCTTCATTACAGACAGTGCTGGCCGCAATAACGGTGCGTCCGTTGCATTGACTGCAATCAGCCGGGCCAACCCTGCCGTTGTCTCTACAGCTAGCACAGCAAATCTGGTTGATACCGTTTCTGTTGTTCGTCTTTATAGCACGACAGGAATGCTTCAAGTTGCTGGGATGGATTTTACAGTCGGAACTATTGTGGCTAACACAAGCTTCCAGCTGAAATATCTCAATAACAGCGGCTTTGCAGCAGATGCTACTGCCGGTTCTTATCGTATCATCAATGCAGATCCTCGTTTCTATCCAAGAAACCGCTACATCACAGCTATTACTCAAGCTTCTAGCGCAGTGATCACGATGTCTGTCACCCACGGCTTTACCGTTGGACAGCTCGTTCGAATCGTTGTTCCTGCTGCTTTTGGAATGACTGAGATCAACGGTTTGACTGGAACAGTCACAGCGATCAGCACAGCTAACAACACCATCACGGTCAATATTGACTCGAGTGGTTTCACAGCATTTGCATTCCCAACTTCTGCTACAGCAGCTGCTGGTGTGACATTTGCTCAAGTTGTTCCTGTCGGTGAAGCTGCCGTTAACAGCACTTCACAGCCTTACGGCAACTTGCTTGATGACGCTACAGACAACACCTCCTTTACTGGAATTTCTATTGGTACAACTGTCCAGACAACTGGAAAAGTCTATCAATGGTTTGCAACTAAAGGCGTAACGTTGAGCTAACGAATGAGGCCCCTTTTCGGAGGGGCCTTTTTTTGAACTAAATGTAAACAAATATTTTGAGAAACAAATGTCAAAGAAAATTAATGTTATAGAGTCAGTAACTCCCGCTGCTGAAGCACCTCATGTTACAAAATCCGCTAGAGATGCGGCGAAGGAAAAACTTCAAGAGCTCATTAAAGAAGAGACGCGCCTTGTAAGAGGAATCTTTCAATCTTTTGAAACACCAGGAGCCACAGTACCGATTTTTATTAAAAAATACCCTGGCATTCCTCCTTTCAAAATGAGCATGACAGATGGATATACCTATGAAATCCCTCTGTATGTGGCTCGCTTTATCAATGGAATAGATGTCTCTGCTGGAGCTTTGTCAGATGATAAAGATCCACGTCATCAGATGATTGGAACCTGTTCTTACCCTGTACATGGCTTCAAAGTGGCAATGGGAGGCGATCTTGCCCAAAGCTCTCTGGGAAGTGGTCCTCAAGGAGAAGGAGGCATTCCGGTTCCTATTGTAGGAGTTGCATCTAGAAAGAAAAGATATGGATTCCAGTCGTTGGAATTTGGTGGAGCAGCTTAAGTGACAATTTCCACTTGGAGACCTGTCGAACGGATCGTTTCGGCCATTACACAAGCAAACCCGGGAGTAGTCACGACCACTACGGCTCATGGCTACTTATCTGGTTTATATATTCGATTTTTTTTTCCAGCTAACTTCGGAATGATGCAGCTGAATGGAAACGTTTATCTGATTACAGTTCTATCGCCGACGACTTTTTCTATAGATACAGACACTACTAATTTTGATGCTTTTACAACCGCAGTTACTACTCAGTCTCCGCAGGTTATCCCCGTCGGGGAAGTTGCCTTGACTCTAGCCAATGCCGAAGAAAATACTTTAACCCCTGTTGGAGGACCCTCCCCATGACAGTCCCAAATACATTGCAAGATATCATTACAAAAGTCCGAAGAATTACGGCGCGCCCTTCCCCTACTCAAATCACCAATGAAGAGATCATCCGTTACATCAACACCTTCTACCTCTATGACATGTCTCAGCACCTGAAGATGGAGTCTCTAAGATATAATTATGAATTCACAACGACGGCCAATATTCCCGTTTACAATCTCCCTACAGACACTTATTTAACTGCAATGCCCCCTGTCTTTATTGCCGGCTATCAGTCTTATATGACCCAGAGCCGAGATAACTACTTCCGCGTCAATCCTGCTCTCAACTTTTTACAGCAACAAGTCTACACAGGAAACAATACCGTAGGCCCTTATGCAGGACAAACATTAACCAACCTACCCATCGTTCCTGGATTCAAGCCCAATCCTCCTGGAGCCTACACGGCTTGGAGCGCAGCTACTGATATTCCAGCCTCTTCTCTCAACTGGAACGTGGTGGTGTCCGCCCTTGGCGCCCCTGATGCGACATCGGGAATTCGGCCGTCCATTACGCTGGTGGATGATGGTCTAGGAAGGCTCTTTGCCCCTACAGATGCCAGCATTAATCCTGCGAACGCACGTGGTACCATCAACTACATTACGGGAGCGCTCACAATTACAAACTTTCCTGCGGCCATCCCTACCGGAAATGCTATCAACGTTCAGTATATCCCCTATGTTGCTGCACGCCCCATGTCGGTCGTCTTCTTCCAAGATCAATTCATCTTATACCCCATTCCTGATCAGGCCTACACAGTCTCTTTCGAAGCCTATAAATACCCGACGGCTTTTGCTAACAGTCCCCTTTCGGCGAACCCCCAACTCAATGAATGGTGGCAGCTTCTGGCTTATGGCGCTGCCGATAAGATCTTTGCCGACAATGCCGATTTTGAAAATATGGCTAAATTTCGACCTCTTTTAGAAGAACAGATGAGACTAGTCCAGCGTCGGACAATCGTTCAGCAAACGAGTGAGAGAGCAGCTACTATTTATACCGAACAAAGTGGGTATTACCAGTACGGATTTGGAAACCTGTTTGGTGGATTCTAAGTTTGTAAATACTTTTTTTGAAAGTTATATAACAGAATGCTAGGATGAGGGAAATATCAAATAATTATTTGAGGACCTCATGACATTTAATCCCAATATCCCGCAAGGCGCGCAATTGATCTCGGCTACTCAGGCTCAGATTCAGATCAACTTTGATCAGTTAAACTCCATTTTTGACGTCGACCATGTCACCTACGACAATGCGACCGTTGCCAATCGCGGCAAACACGATAAATCGACTTATATTGAACAGGGGTCCGATCCTGCGACTTCGGCTAATGAGATCGCCTTATACTCTAAAGATCTTTCGTCGGTTTCTACTCTTTATATGAGAAAAGAAAGCTCTGGAACCGTCATTCAAATGAGCGGCAGAGACCCTATTTTAGCAAACCCAGGGCGAACTTTTTTGCCAGGCGGAATTATTTTAGTGTGGGGGACTTTTTCTCTTGCTCCTGGAGTGAATTCTACCGCTGTTACATTTCCGGGGGGAGGATTTACAGGGACTCCTTTTGGAGTCTATTTCGGAAGCAACGTGACAGGTAATGCGGAGAGTCTGCCTATTGTTGGGCCTGGAACACTAACTAATACCGGGTTCACAGGACAAAGGGCTAATGGAAGTTCGGGGGGAACCTATCTTTATTATTATCTTGCCATAGGCATTTAATGACTTCTCAAACCTTCGCTATTGTTGATCTACGCGATGGAACACGAAGAGATGTAGAGCCATTCCTTCTCGATAATGACGCCTTTCCTATCTTAGAAAATGCCTATCTTTTTCGAGGAAGAATTCAACGACGTTCGGGATTTTCTCGACTAGGAACCGGAAATAGCCGTCTCAGGTGGCAAATCACTACAACAGGAGCTTCTCCTGTTGTTGTTACTCTTCCGAATATCCCCATCACCTCGGCAATTTCTCAATTTACTATAGGGAATGTCACTTTTACGGATTCAGGGGCAGGGGGTGCTCCTCCTAGCCTGCTGAGCACAGATGCAGCGTATACAGCCACCTTGGACAGGACGACAGGAGTTTTGACCATCACCCATCCTGTGATTGCTGCCACAGCTGTCTACTATTATCCAGGCCTCCCAGCCATGGGGCTTCGTACACGCGAGCAGTCGCCTATCAATGACGAGCTTTTAATGGGGTTTGATACCAGGTTTGCCTACATTTATGATAATGGAACTCAAGACTTTGTAGGCGCCAACTTCTTTAAGACCACCGCGGCTACCTATATTTGGAGCGGGACTAATTCCGATCAGTTTTGGACCACCAACTACTACTCTGTTTTGTGGGCTTCTAACAATAATCTTGGGCTCAACGCCTACACGATTAGCAACGGGACGAATGCCACTCCTTCTGTCATTACGATTGGAGTTGGTCATAACCTTGCTAACGGCGACATTGTGATGATCGCCAACACCCAAAACTCGACAACTTTAAACGGAAGAACCTTCCAAGTTCAAAACACCAATCCAGGAGCGGGAACCTTCGAAATTAACAACACGGTGGCTCCTGGCGCTGCCTACAATTCTGGCTATGTCGTAGTTTTGAATCGTCAGGTGAACTCGATTGCCGGAGCTATTGGAGGCGACGGTATCAAATGGTACGACGGCCCTGGCGTCGGAAATGGCTGGGTTAACTTTGTTGCCCCTTTAAACGCAGCTACCCCTCAGAGGCTTTTGCGGGGCGGTCTTATCATCGTGTCTTATAAAAACCGACTGGTCGTCCTTAACACCTACGAATCCAGCGGAACCAGCACCTCTGTTAATTTTGCACAACGAGCCCGTTGGTGTCAAAATGGAACTCCCTTTTTCACAGAAGACAATGCTGCCACTCCCGTAGAATACCTGCTCCCTACCAATATTAATGCTAATTTTGATTCATGGTTTGATGGAACCGTAGGAAAAGGGGGATTCATCGATGCTCCCACAGGTGAGGCGATCGTCTCAGCTGAGTTTATTAAAGACACTCTGATTGTCTATTTTGAGCGCTCTACCTGGCAGCTGGTCTATACTGGAAATGAAACTCTTCCCTTCATTTGGCAGAAAATCAATACAGAGCTTGGGACAGAGGCCACCTTCAGCATTGTTCCTTTTGACAGAGGGGTGTTTGGAGTCGGCAATTATGGGATCATCTCGACAGACTCAGTCAATGTTGTCCGTATTGATGAAAAAATTCCAGATGAAGTGTTTCAAATCCAAAATATCAATAACGCTCCTAAAAGGATTTCAGGAGTTCGTGATTATAATGCTCAGCTGGTCTATTGGGCTTATCCGATTCGATCAGATGAGGATAACGACGATGTCTCTTATGAACTGACCTATCCTAATCAAGTGTTGGTTTATAACTACATGGATGGCTCGTGGGCTGAATTTGACGATTGTTTCACCTGTTTTGGGTATTGGCAGAAGGTAACAGATGCCACCTGGTCTAGTTCAACGATACCTTGGTCAACAGCACAATTTGCTTGGAACTCCCAGGTTTTGCAAGCCAAGTATCCCGATGTAGCGGCAGGAAACCAAAGAGGATTTGTCTTTGTTTACTCACAACTTCAACAAATTGGACAAAATGTTCCTAGTCTAGAAATCAGTAATGCTTCTGGGCTCACGATTACTTGTCCTGATCACAACTTCGTCAACGGTGATTATATCTTGATAACTGCCATGACGGGGTTCACGGGATGGAATAACACGGTTTATATCGTCGCTAACGCTGCAGCCAATACCTTCGACTTAACGCTTCCTGCCGGTAACACAATTCCTTCAGCGACGGGATACACAGGTGGTGGTTTCATTACTCACGTTCCTAAGCTGACCATCATGACCAAGCAATTCAACCCCTTCTATGAAAATGGGGATTCTGTGCGGCTCAGCTATCTCGATATCTACATGGATAGAACTTCAGCCGGTCAAATCACAGCAGAAACCTATGTAAATAGCAACGATTCTACTGCCATTAACCCGTTGACTGTCTTAACTTATCCGGAACCTCCCGTGACATTCGCCGCAACTCAATCCAGGATCTGGCATAGGGTCTATGCCAACGCCTTTGGTTCGTTCTTCCAAAACAAATTTACCTTAAGTGATGCCCAGCTTAGAGACATCAACATCGCCAGCTCCGATATTAAGATTCATGGGCTAGTTTATTACACAAATGCTGCTGGAAGAATAAGTTATGACATTTAGTCCTAATAGTTCTTTGGGTCCCTACCTTCCTACCAGCACTTTTTTTCCTAATGATTTCGATGAATTCCGAGTAAAATTTTTAGAGCTCTACCGTAACATCTCCAACTCTGTCAATACGCGTCAAATTGGAGTATTCGACCTTCAAGAATTTTTGACAGGAGAGCAGTGGTTTACGACAGGAGATCCTCAAAAAAAGAGACAAACCTTTAGAAGGACCTATTCGATTGGAGCCATTGCGACTGGGGCCACTTTGAATACAGCCCATGGATTGACGGGGGTTACTGCATTTACCCACATTTATGGGACTTGCGTTACAGATGTTGTAGACTACAGACCAATTCCTTATGTATCGGCGACAGCAGTGAATTTGCAGATTGAAATGAATGTGACAGCTACTAACATTGTTATTATCAATGGAGCAGCGGCTCCTAATATTACAAGTGGGATTGTAGTCCTAGAATATCTTAAGAACTAACTGCTGACGAAAGGACTTGAACCCTCAACCGTCCGCTTACAAGGCGGATGCTCTACCGTTGAGCTACATCAGCGTATGCGAGCTTTATAACACAAGTTGATTTAAAATATTTCCTTACATGCTATCATGCAGAAAAAAGGTGATCCCATGTCCGTACTTGCCGCTCTTATTCCTTCTTTGATTGCTGGCGGAGTCGGTGCAGCTTCTGCACTCACATCCAAAAAGCCTAAGCTTAAGAAAATTCCTGCGATGAATAGACAACAGTTAGGCCTTCAGAATCAACTGATGGACTTGATTCGTGGTCAATTGGCCCCAGGTGGTGCTTACAGCCAAGGACAGAGCTATATTCAAGGTCTTTTGAGTGGCTCTCCCGAATCTTCTCAAGCTTTTACAGCTCCTTATATGAGGGAGTTTAATGAACAAACTATCCCCCACCTTGCGGAAATGTTTTCGGGGCTTGGAGCAGGAGCGCAAAGCTCATCGGCTTTTCAGCAGATTTTGGGTCAAGCTGGCGCGGGTCTTCAAGAAAAACTTGCACAACTTCGAGCAGGGCTTCAATTTCAAGGAGCGCAATCGGCTCTTGGACTTCCTGGACAGTTCCTAGGATCAGCCTTCCAAAGTCCTTTTGCTTATATGCAGACGCCAGGCGGAGGCGCTTTATCGAGTGCGTTGGGTGGCCTTGGACAGGGAATAGCTCCTGGACTTGGACAGCTTTCGAGCCTATTTGCATTAAAAAGCCTTTTCCCAAAATCGTTTGGTTAAAACATAAGAGTTAAATATGGTTCAATTTTTTCAACAAGCTCCAGATCCTGGTCAACAATCAGCTTTGAATATAGGGCAAGCTTTTGGAGGAGGTTTATCACAAGGGCTTTCGGCTGGTCTTCAACAATTTCTAGAACAAAAGAAAATACAAAGTTTATTGGGAAACATCGGAATAGGAACGCCTCAGGCCTCAGGGGTAGGGCAAAAAGGCCTTGAACCTCAATCCTCGGCTGGACTTCGCAACGTTCGTCCTGAACAAATTTTGGCACTCTCTACAGTTAATCCTCAACTTGGAAATGTTTTATCGAATCTGTATGCAACTGAACAGAAAACTTTTGAGAAGCAACGAGCCTATGAATCTGATAGATCCTCTAAATACTTAGATAAAATTAGCGATATGGCTATCAATCTTCCTGAAAGAGAAGCGGCTATTGAGTCCGCCATATCTGCTGTAAAATCTGGACAAATAAAACCATTTGGAGGAGATTTTGTTGCCGATATTTTCAATTTACCTCAACTTAGGACAGCAAGTGGCGCCCAATTGGCAACTGCGGCAAAAACCAATTTAATTGGGTCTTTATCTCAAGTTACAGGAGGAAGACCTAACCAATTTATTGAACAACAAATTAACAATGCCTTTGCAAAAGCTGGACAAACGGAAGAGGCAAATCTATCTCAGCTTGAAATTATTAAATCTAAGTTAGATATAGACAAAAAACTAGCAGAGGCTACTGATCAACTCGCTGATGAATATCGTTCTCGATTGGGATATGTTCCAGAATCAATCGACAGAGATGCTAGAAAACTTGTTAAACCCTATGCAGATCAAAGATTAAAAGAACTAGCCTATGATCTTCGCGAAAATATGGAAAAAGAACTAGGTTCATCAAAAATCAAAGATCTCAAAAAAGTCCCAACTGGAACTCCTCTTACACTAAGAACTGCAAAAATTTTGGTCGATAAATATGGTGATCAAGCTGAAGAAGTAGCAATTAAATTAGGATACGACATTCCTGAACCAGAGGTTTATGCTAGGAAAATCAGATGACGTCTATTTTTGAGTTTGTAAAACAGAGCAAACAATTGCCATCTTCTACTTCATCGCAAATTCAAACACAAAATCGTTCTTCAATATTTGATGTAGCTAAAGAACTTCCTGAAGAAACAGAACCATCTCGTGCTCGTTCTTTAATTAGTGCCCCCATCAAAGGGTATTTAAAAGGAGCACAAAGTAGCACCATTCCCATCTTCCCCGGAGGTCCAATTCCTCCCGAACTTTCGGAAAGAGCTTTTGAAAAAATATTGCTAACTCAACAAAAAGCACCAGAAAGGTTTCTTGAAAGAGGTGGAAAATTAGCCGCCTATGTAACTGGCCCAGGAAAGGGTCTACCGAAATTAATCAGAGCAGGGATAGGAACAGTCGGAGCTCAATTGGCTGAAGAATTGGGATTGTCCGAAGGCGTTCAAACGGCCATCGAGACAG